TAACTATCAGGGTGGAAAAACAAGATGCTGATAATACTGAAGATATAGTAGCTACTGCAGTGTATGACGTATCTGCTGTTGGCGCTCTTGCTAGTGATACAAATTTTGAATTGAATAAAGTAGACTTTGATAATAATCCAGTTGTAGAAGCTGGTAAGCTTTGTGGTTTAAGTATACAGCCAGCTAGTGATATAGTTGGAGGTAGTCACGATTGGTATATTACGTCAGTATGGAGAGTAGAGGTGGTTATATAGGGTTATGACGTTGTATATTCTAAAGGTAAAAAAGTAAATATATAATATGGCAGTACGTACACAATCATCATTTGCAAGAGCAACAATAAGTAGTGGGCGCATAAGAGCTAGTGAAGAAAGAAGACTTCAGAGAGCAATAAGACAGATAGAAGATTCTCTTAATACATATAATGAAGAGGTTGGAAAAGCTAAAGATAAAAAAAGTAGGTTTGGCTTCCTAGCTAAAGCTGGTAATGCTTTTTCAAGCTTAGGTGCATTGACAGCTAACCCACTTATTGGTGGCATTGGATTAATTATGACCGGTTATGGCGCTAGGGGTGAATACTTAGCAGCTGAAGGTCTTGAAAAAGAAGCTAATAAATTAGAAACGGAAGCTGCGAAGCAGTTAGGGGATTTATTATTTGTAGGTCAGGAAGCTACTGACGTTACTAAAGGAGCTGGGGAGTTTAAAACAATCCAACAAGATGCAGCAGAAACATTTAAAGAGGGTGCGTTATGGGAAGGTCTTCTTAAAGTAGGGACTGCTGCAGTTACAGCTGGTCAAGCTGGTACGCTTGGCTCTGGTATGAAAAATTTTTTAAATACAAAATTAATAGATACTGAAGGATTGTCTAAGTTTACTGGCGAAGGTGCTAGTGAGATACAAAAACTAGGAGCGCAATATCTTGAATCTCAAGCGCCATCAATAGGTAGTTTACTTGGTGGTGTTACTCCATATGAACAAGAAGTATATGGTGGTTACTTAAAGAAAAAAGCACCCGGTGTATTTGATTGGGAAAAACAAAAACAAATGGGGTATGTTTTTACCCCATCTAATTCTATAACAGATGGAACTACATCAGAAGCATTGAAAGATATAACAACTGATACAGGAACTGAAACAGTTGGTGAGTTTGCAGGTATTGAAGCTCAGGTAAATGAGTCTGTTGCCCAAGATATAGATACTCAGGTAGAAGGTGTTAATGTTGGACGTGACTACGGTGAAA